CTTAGATTTCATTAAGCACGTTTATCCAGGGTATATTATAGGTGCACATCATAGACATCTAGCAGAAATCTTTCAAGACATTGCCAACGGTATTAAAAAACGAGTAGTAGTAAACATTGCACCGAGACATGGTAAAAGTGAGATGATAAGTTATCTTGCACCCGCTTGGTTCTTAGGTAAATACCCGGCTAAAAAAGTAATTATGGCTTCTCATACAGCTGATCTTGCAGTTAACTTCGGCAGGCGGGTAAGAAATCTAGTAGGATCAACACCTTATAAGGAGATATTTCCAAATGTCGAACTTCAAGCAGACAGTAAATCGGCTTCTCGTTGGGGGACTAACTATAATGGTGAGTATTTCGCTATTGGTGTGGGGGGTGCTTTGGCAGGTAGGGGTGCTGATTTATTCATTATTGACGATCCTCATTCAGAGCAGGATGCTAAACAAAATAGGTCGGATGTTTTCTTACCAGCGTGGGAATGGTTTCAATCTGGTCCTATTCAGCGGCTTATGCCTGGCGGTGCTATTATTGTTGTCATGACAAGATGGTCTAAATTAGACCTAACAGGGCAGATAATGAACCAAATGACCAAGAATGATGAGGCAGATCCTTGGGAAATAGTGGAATTTCCTGCTATATTGACAGACAAGAAGGGGCAAGAGCGCGCTTTATGGCCAGAATTCTGGGAATTAAAGGAATTACAACAGAAACGTAGCGTATTAGATGTAAGATATTGGAATGCACAGTACCTACAGAACCCAACTTCAGAAGAAGGGGCACTTATTAAGCGAGAATGGTGGAATATATGGGAGGAAGAAGACCCACCTAAGTGTGAATTTACTATAATGACACTTGATGCAGCACAAGAGGCTCACACTAGAGCTGATTACAACGCATTAACTACGTGGGGCGTATTTTTTAACGAAGAAACAAATAACTACGCTATAATACTATTAAATGCAATTAAAAAAAGATTAGAGTTTCCAGAACTTAAGCAGTTATGTATTGAAGAATACCAAGACTGGGAACCAGACGCTTTTATTGTAGAGAAAAAATCTAATGGTGCAGCGCTTTACCAAGAATTTAGAAGAATGGGGATTCCAGTGGGTGAGTTCACTCCAGGGAAAGGCCAAGACAAAATAAGTCGGGTAAATGCAGTATCTGATTTGTTTAGCGGGGGTGTAGTATGGGCTCCCGATAGACGATGGGCACACGAGTTAATAGAAGAATGTAATGATTTTCCAGCAGGAGCTAATGATGACTTGGTGGATGCTACAACTTTAGCACTCGCAAGATTTAGGCAAGGAGGATTCATTCGCTTGCCAAATGATGAAGAAGAAGATATTCAGATGTTTAGAGGACGTAAATCAAAGAGGTTATATGCACTATGAAAAAAATTAAACAAGTATTAAAAAGTATTCAAGACTATTTGTATGTGGTATGGTACACAATTACCCAAAAATTAAAAGAAATCGTTGATAAAATTAGGAGTAAATAATGAAGGGTGTTAAACATTATACAAGAGACGGAAAAGAACATACAGGTTCATCTCATAAGATGAGCGACGGCACACTACACACAAATAAAGCTCACACCAAAACATCAAAAAAATTATTACATTTCAAAGATTTATCACAAGCAGCAAAAAAAAGAGCTAAGGGATAAAATTATGGCAGACGTAGATAAAGGATTATATGCAGCTCCAGTCGGAATAGACGAAGCGGCACTTGAAGAACAAGCTATTGAAATAGAAATAGTAGACCCTGAACAAGTAACTATTGGTATAGGCGACACTGAAATAGTTATTGACCCTGATGCTATGGAAGATGAAGAGTTTAGTAAAAACTTAGCCGAAGATCTTGATGAAAAGTACATGGCTACTTTATCGTCTGACTTATTAGAAGACTTTAATAATGACCTTAATTCAAGGAAAGACTGGTTAGAAACTTATGTTGATGGCTTAGAACTTTTAGGTCTTAAGATAGAAGAAAGATCTGAACCATGGGAAGGGGCATGTGCTGTTTATCATCCACTACTCTCTGAAGCGCTAGTTAAATTCCAAGCAGAAACAATGATGGAAACTTTTCCTGCTGCAGGCCCAGTAAAAACTTCTATTGTGGGTAAAGAAACAGAAGAGTGTATTGAAGCTGCTCAACGAGTTCAAGAAAACATGAACTACCAACTCATGGACAAAATGCCAGAGTATAGACCAGAGCATGAAAGAATGTTATGGGGTTTAGGATTAGCAGGTAATGCATTTAAAAAAGTTTATTATGACCCAGCACTAGAAAGACAAGTATCTATCTTTGTACCAGCTGAAGATATGGTTGTACCTTATGGAGCATCTAATTTAGAAACAGCCGAGCGTATTACTCATGTCATGCGTAAGACAGAACAAGAAGTTCACACTTTACAACATATGGGTTTTTATCGAGATATAGAACTCGGCGAGCCAGATTATGATTTAGATGAAGTAGAGAAAAAAATAGCAGAACAGATGGGCTTTGATGCCACTAATGATGATCGTTATAAAATATTAGAAATGAATGTTAACCTAGATTTAGAAGGTTACGAAGATGAAGATAAAGATGGCAAAACAGGAATAGCTTTACCTTATATAGTTACGATTGATAAAGGTACACAAGAAATATTAGCTGTTCGCCGTAATTGGAAACAAGAAGACAGTCAACAAAAACGCCGTGAACACTTTGTTCATTACGGTTACATTCCAGGATTTGGTTTCTATTGCTTTGGATTAATTCACCTTATTGGTGGGTTCTCTAAATCAGGAACTATGTTACTTCGTCAGTTAGTTGACGCAGGTACACTATCAAACTTACCAGGTGGATTTAAAACTAGAGGCTTAAGAATTAAAGGTGATGATACACCGATTGGTCCAGGAGAGTTCCGTGATGTAGACGCTGCTTCAGGTACTCTTAGAGATAACATAATGATGTTGCCTTATAAAGAACCGAGTCAAGTATTAGCTCAATTAATGGATAAGATTGTTGAAGAAGGTAGACGCTTTGCTTCTGCTTCAGATATGAAAGTGTCTGATATGTCAGCTAACTCTCCAGTAGGTTCTACACTTGCTATTCTAGAAAGAACATTGAAAGTAATGTCAGCAGTTAATGCTCGTATCTATTACTCCATGAAGAAAGAGTTCTTACTACTAAAAAATATTATTAGAGATTACTCAGATCCCGATTATCAGTACGACCCTTCAACAGGAACGCCGGGCGCTAAACAAGCAGACTACGATAAAGTACAACTCATTCCTGTAGCTGATCCTAACGCTGCAACGATGGCACAGAAAGTTGTACAGTACCAAGCAGTTATGCAAATGGCTCAACAGAATCCTCAAATATATGACTTACCTGAATTAAACAAGCAGATGTTAGAAGTATTAGGCGTTAAAAATGTAAACAAACTTATTCCAACAGATGATGCTGCTAAACCTGCAGACCCTGTAACAGAAAATATGAATATGATTAACAGCAAGCCGGTTAAAGCATTTTTATTCCAAGATCATAAAGCTCATATTGAAGTACATAGAACATTTAGAGATGATCCGCTTGTGCGTGAAATGGTTGGACAGAATCCAAAAGCTCCTCAAATGCAGGCAGCGATGGAAGCTCATTTAGCAGAACATATAGCTTTCCAATACAGACTAGAAATTGAAAAACAACTTGGTGTACCTCTTCCAAAAGAAGATGAGGTAATGCCTGAAAATATTCAGAACCAAGTAGCTAGGCTTTCAGCTGGCGCAGCACAAAAACTGTTGCAGCAGAATCAAGCTGATGCGTCTCAAAAACAAGCACAGCAAATGCAGCAAGATCCGTTGATTCAAATGCAACAACAAGAGCTTCAAATTAAGCAACAAGAGTCTCAAGTTAAAGCTCAAAAAACTATGGCTGATATTGAACTTGACAAAGCTAAATTAATGCTAGAGCAAGAAAAATTATCAACTAATATTCAACGAGATATGATTTTAGAAAAAGCTAGAATTGAATCTAATGAACAAATTGCTGGAGCTCAATTAGGAGCTAAAGCAGTAACAGACGATAAAGCAATTAAGGCAAAAGAATTACTTGAAGGTGCTAAGATGGGCGTAGCAGTAGTCCAAAAAAATAAAGACATAGCACTTCGAGCACAAGAATCTCAGTTGCGTAATGCGACTAAGGTAGACGTAACAAAACTCAAGGATGAAACTCAACTTAACGAAAGGGAATAAAAAATGGCCAACAAAACGTTAATGCTTCTATCAACCCAGGTAGAAGAAAGACGCAAAGCATTATTAGAAGACATGGGTAGAGGAACTAATAAGTTTGAATCTTATTTAACCGCTACTGGAGAAATAAAGGGATATATGATAGTTCAAGGTATGATAAGCGACGTAATGGCTGCTGACAATACTGTAGAACAAGAAATGTTTGACTCCACACCTACAGATAATGTAGTTACGCTGGAGAAAAAATAATGACTATCGCTACCCCAGACAAAAAAATAGTTTCCGCATCTGGAAAACCTATTAGATCACAAATCACTACAACTAAAGACGGTAAAAAAGTATCAGGAGATGAGGCGATTGCAAAATTAGCCACACAACTACCTGACGTTAAAGGCTATCGACTGTTGTGTATTGTTCCTGAAGCAGAGGAAACATACGATGGTGGTATTGTAAAATCTGCTGATGTTAAGAAGATTGAAGAAGGAGCAACTGTTTGTTTATTTGTAATGCAGTTAGGCGACTTAGCTTACAAAGACAAAGCTAGATTTCCAGAAGGCCCGTGGTGTAAAGAAGGAGACTTCGTTATTACCCGTGCTTACGCAGGTACTAGGATTAAAATTCACGGAAAAGAATTCCGCATTATAAA